GAAGAGGCAATAGCGTATAACAACGCAAAAATTAAAACAAACAGACAAAACACTTTGCAACTAAAAAACTGGTATAAGCAGGGCTACTACTTGCGTAGCAACGGCATGTACTACAGCGAGCACGGCGGCGTTGAGAGACGCAAATACTGCACAGCTTAACAACTAAGGAGCGAACTATGATTTTAGCTGAACAACTAAACACACTAACTTCGTTTACAGCCCCTGCGCTTACTCGCGCAATCCACCTCGCAGGATACAAAGGGGACTCCTTCACAACAGCTAAATTTCTGGGCATGACTAACAGCGGGCAGTTCTGCTATAAAGTTGAGTACGAGGATGAGGACTTTGGCTTGTTAGAAGCTAAAGTGTTTCTTAACTATAACCCTACAACAGGTACGGTTGCCGCCGACTACTAGGTTGACACTCTGAGCTTTACACGTTATAATTACTACACACTGACACACTAGGAGCTGAAATGGGAACACGATCACTTACATTTGTATACGACGAGAAGTACGGCCGTCGTAAGCCTAAGGCCATTATCAATATGTATCGTCAATACGACGGCTACCCCACAGGCCACGGTGCTGAACTTGCTGAGTTCCTTGCTCCATTTGAAATGGTCAGCGGCATCCCAGTAACGGACGACGAGACTCCACGTAAGATTGCCAACGGTATGGGCTGTTTGGCAGCACAGTTGGTCTCTAACTTTAAAGTAGGGGCTGGCCAGTTCTATTTGTATCCTACCTCGGCAATAGACTGCGGTCAGGACTACGAGTACCACATTTACCGCGGTCCGGATAACGCTTTGCGTGTAGGCATTACAAACCGCGGGTGTAACTTCTTTGGCCTTACTACCAGCGATACCAACGAGAGGATCTTCGATGGTAACTTGGCTGAGTTTACTGAATTTTGTACAGAGAAAGAGGAAGCATAAAATGAGTGTAATGTCAGAACTTGATTATCAAATCGAAATGTTGGCCTGCGAAGGGGTGTCCGAAAAGGATATTGCCAAAGAGCTCAACATCCCGCTATCGCTGGTCACGGCGTGGTACAATCAATACGCATCATCTTCTACATTGGAGTTCCCGGACGGCTATCCCTTTGAGGATGAACTGAGTCCGTTCTCTACCGCCAACAGCTGATGTTGTAAAAATACAACTTGACTGTTTGGGCTCTCCTTGCTATAATATACACATACTAAGGAGAGCGATGTGAAGATTGTTATTAAAGTTCCAAAGCAGACTAGAGCACACATTGTTCTCTTCTGCCCTAACACACCCTTCAAGCAGAAGCGTGTGGAGAGTAAAGTCAAGTATAAACGTCAACCTAAGCACAAAGGGAGAGAAGCATGAAAGGCCTAATCACTAACAACTGGGATAGAGACAACCTCAACTTCCTGCTCAACTCTAATGATGCTTGCCTTAAAGATTGGCACGCTCAAGCAGATGCTGATGACCTCGCTTATGCCCAAGAACTCTTAGCCGCCTTCAGCCTCGAGCTTAAGGTTAAGGCCGAAGAACTCCGTATTGAGTGTGAGTTGGAGACGTTGTCAAAATACAACGAAGCCGCAAGCCTGCTTGACACAATAGCCAAACGGTAATATAATACTTACATACAGACACAAGGAGCAGAGATGAACATTAGCACACTAGAGAAGTATGTGGATCAGAAGAACAGTTGGGGAAAGATGTTTGGTACTAAGACACTTAGCCTGCTCAACGCTAAGGATCGCCAGACTATCGCTAACAGCATTGATGCCGACCTTAGCCCAGAGAACCTCACATGCGATGGCGAGCTTCGTGGCCCCGCTGTCCAAGCCCGGTATAAGATGCTTACACGAGCTGCACAAGAGTTAGTCAGCATTGATCCCTCAGTAACCTTTTACGAATACAACTAAGGAGCCCTTATGCCTAATTGGTGCAACAACACTCTCGAACTACAGCACGATGATCCAGCAATGATCGTTAGGGCGAAAGCCGCGTTCAAAGACGGAAAGTTCCTCAATGAGTTCATTCCAGTGCCCCAGGATCTTCATATCGTGGCAGGATGCGTGGGCGACCCCGACGAGCAGAAGAAGCTCGAGGAGGACACAGCCCGTAACATTGCCACACACGGCTATGGCAACTGGTATGACTACTGCGTCAACGAATGGGGCACCAAGTGGGATGTAGGTGGTGACGACTACGGTGAACCACAGCAAGACAGCCCTAACAAGATCACCATGAGTTTCGACAGTGCTTGGGCCCCTCCTGTAGCGGCCATGGACAAGTTCATGGACTTGGGATTTAGCGTCCGGTTGTATTACTATGAACCGGGTATGGCTTTTGCTGGTATCTACAGCGAAGACGGCGATGACTATTACGACATCGGCGGTATGACATCGGAGTCAGTAGCAGAAGAACTTCCTTCTGAGCTAGATGAGATGTTTGGTATCAGTGAGTGCATTGCTGAATACGAAGAGGAAAACCTCGACATCGATCTTGATGGCGGGTTGAGTGCAACTAACGAACAGGAACAAGAAAAATGAAAACCAATCGTGAACTTAATACGGCATACGATACTAAGGAACGAGAACGGGTGCGCCCCTCACAGCCATCCTATGATTTCAAACCACTTGAGGCAGTGATTCAACAATGGGTGACTATGAATGAGCAGACTTGAGCTATTCGGTAGACCGTATGTAATCTTCGATCCTGCTAACAAGGATCACAGAAGGTACTATCATCAGTTCGTCTTGACAGCGAGTTGGGGTGAGTGCCCGGTTAGGTTCGTGGTGCCAGAAGATCACGGCGATTTGGTTACGATGATCCAACGAAGTTTGATTACCTATTATGTAACCAAAGAGTTCAAATCATCAAAGATTCCTGCTCCTTTGGTTCGCCAAAAGAGGCAGAAATTGGTTGACAACTAACCAAAATAGTTGTACAATAAGAAATGGACAAGGCGTTCATAATTTTAATCACACACAGAAAGAGGTAACAAAATGGCTACAGATAAAACATTTAACATCGTTGGTGTATCAAAACTCAATGGCGAGTATAAGGTCCGCTTCGCAACTGATATCATGCGTATCAAAGTACTTGCGAAACACGGTCACGAAGACATCCGCTTGGCTGAGCTAGCTACAGCAGTTTCCAAGTACGAGGCTGTTCGTCAGCTTCAATCAATGGCCGAGTTTGCTGATGCAGCTGCTCAATCAGCCATCGCTGAGTACCTGGATGAGAAGGCTCCGAAGACCCCAGCTAAGGTTTCGACTCCTAAGGCGAAGACCACAGCTAAGACTTCAACGAAGGCTCCCGTGAAGTCTACCAAGGCATCACGTGAAGCGGCTGCTTTGAAAGAAGCTGCAGCTGTTGCTCTCGAAGACGAAAACACATCATTCTAATCAAAAGCCCGAGCTTAGATCAATATTGCTTTGTTGTTCCCTATAAGGATTACAACGTGCTAGAAGATCTTCCTCGGGCTTTCTAACCTGAAAGAGAAAGATGAATTGGGAACTATATGAAGTGTGGACAATCGATGAAGATGGATTCGAGGATTTAGTCGACACAACACACAGTTTGAAAGAAGCCAGGGAACTAGCCATCGCTAGCCTTAGTGAGGAAGGCATCGTCGAGTGCGTGATCTTCGAAGAGGATCCACACGGCGACCTGTTAGAGATAGAACGAATTAAATAGTCAGTAGGGCCTATAGCTCAGCGGTGAGAGCAGAGGACTCATAATCCTTTGGTCCCTGGTTCGAATCCAGGTGGGCCCACCAATTCCTGGCGTTAGTTCAACGGATAGAACAGTAGCCTTCTAAGCTATTAATCCAGGTTCGATTCCTGGACGCCGGACCATTGTTGTAAAAATACAACACAATACCATTTGACAGACCTGCTCAAACTTGCTATAATATACACATACACTAGCAACTAAGGAGCAACAAATGATTGTAGACACAAATCGCACACAAGAATTCCAGGGCATGATATACGATGCGTCACATGGTAGCCCTTTCGATCGCGGGTCAGCTGACAGCTATTACGGTCGCTTTCCAAGTCCCCACAAGTACCCCAACGGTACAGGTCGCGCACCTCGCGTTGAAGGACACGACATGTCACTTGCTGAGATGAAAGCCTACTACGCAGGCTACGAGCACAACGAGCAGTTCGGAGACAAGAAGTCGTATGATTGAAGTTAGGCCGGGCATCAACGAGTTCGAATTGATTGTGGTCCTTGATCGCCTTAAAGAACAAGGCAAGACCTGGGCCACAGTCCAACCAGGGAATGATTGCGTGTGGGTCAGCAGTGGATCCAGCTCATGTCCTATCAATGAATATTATATCTTCAGAGCAGGTCGATTGGTTGACGTACAGATAGATTGAGCTTACAATAGTAGTACAGTAAAGCAAACGGAGCGAACCATGCTAATTACTAAAGAACATACTACGCTACATCTAGTTAAAACTCGCCAAAAGGTTGTGGTGGGCACCAGCAAAAAAGGCCTGGACGTAGGGCCAACTTACCTAGTGATTGGCCCAGCCACTGACGGTACTTGGATGTTCAAAACTCTAAGTGATCCTGCGTGGACCACTGTGGACACCAAAGGTCAATGTCACAACCACTACTACCAGGGTTACACCCGCGCAGTACAGCCGCTGGAACTTGCGGCATTTGCGCAACACCAGGCTAACTTGGGTCAGCTGTGCTTGTTGTTTAAGTAGTTGACAGCCTAGCCCAAAACTAGTACAATAGTAGTACAGTAAAGCAAACGGAGAAGATATGCGTACAGTTAAAGTGTTGTTAGCACAGCGTAGACGAGTAGCACAGTTTACACTTCCACAAACAGCGGCTGCACAGGCAGTACGTGACGAAGTTAAAGCTAAACTATACACAGCCCTGCTAATGGGCCGTTTACAACGCGGAGTATAACGCTATGACAATAGAACTGTTTGGTGCTATAATGAATACCATCAGCCTAGTGGCAATGATAACTTGTTTAGTCCTAATCAAACGTAGGAGCAAAAGATGAAGAAGATATCCCCTGAAGGCAAGCGGTTGAGACTAGCTCCCTTAGACATCGTCCGCACACAACACGGAACCTTGTGCGTGGTCAACAGTGTGGCGAGTTCCGGCAGTGTGAGTCTAGTACTTCCCGCAGGCTCTAAGCAGAGGGTTGCATGGTACGAGCCCAGTGAGTTAGTGGTTGTTGCTCGTGTTAAGGATCTAGTTGATTCTTCTCCTGCTCTTACACAGAAGAAGCCCGCACGTGAGAAACGAGTGGTCAAACCTTTTATCAGCCGGATGCACAAAGACCTCATGGGCATAAGCTGATTGGTTGACTGATTAGTCCAAACTTGCTATAATATACACATACACTAGCAACTAAGGAGCGAAACTTATGACTACTACCAACTACATGCAGCCCTGGGAAGAGATGACAGTCCTGGAGCAGTATGCTTGCACCTACTGGGACATGTACAAGGATGCCTACGGCGTTCGCCCACGTGGCATCGATACATCAGCCTGGGACGAGGCTACCTTCGAAGCTGAGTTCGTGCAGCTGGCCCGTGTGATTGACGAAGAGAACAAGCTTCGTGTGGCAGCTGAAGCTAAGGCAGCACACGACTTTGAGATCCGTATGTTGGATCTCTTGATGTCCGGCGCGAAGGATCGTGAGATGGCCATGCGATGGATCCACGAGGCAGAAAGTAGTGATGGTGACGACGAGTACCTGTGCTACCTCCTGGGACTTCCGTATCGTTATTTTGTGAAGGAAGCAGTATGAGATATCCATTTAAGTACCGTGTGGTCACTGATCATTCCAGCAATGAAGAGGCCAAGGTTGATGATCGCGGTCGCCAGATCCTGGTTGAGACCAACAACTATCAAGTGGCTCGTCGAGAGTGTATCGAGTGGGCCGCCTACGATGATATCGTGGTCGAAGTCCTGGGAGAGTACGGGCAGGTCAAGTTTGATTGCTGTGGGGCTAGCGAGGCCGAAACTCGCTATCCTAAGACAGCGGCTTTGGTATAACCCTTCGGTTGACTGGGTTATTGATCGGTGCTATAATTAACACATAATAACAAGCAAGGTGATCCTCAAATGTAAGAACCCAGCAGAGATGCAAAAAGGGTTGTAACTAAAGGATACGAAGAGAGTTTAGAGACTCTGCCTAAGCTAGCCCAGGTTGACAACTAGCCAAAGTAGTTGTATAATAGAAACATAGCAACAAGGAGCGAACCAAATGGCTAATATCAATTATGACCGCTTTGCCTCATTTGACATGAACGAAGCCTGTGACCACTTTGACAGTGAGAAGCAGAGCAACTGGAAGAAGATCGGCAAGTTCATCGTAGCAGACGGACAAGAGTACGTGAACATTATGGAGAAAGAGTTCGACTTTGAGGACCCAGCAGACTCAGAGTACGCGGCTTTCGACGCAGGCGTTAAGTATGCCCTTACTAAGATGAACATAGCATTTGAGGCCGCAGGTCTGGACTTACAAGTGTGCGAGACAGACTTGGTAGAGAGTATGGGCTTTGTGCTAGTGCGTGCAGATGACGAGCCCGAGGACTTTGTAAAACGAGTGCTGAAGAAGCCTGTGCTGATGGTAGAGAGCTGGATAGACTAATTGGTTGACAGGGGAACAATCCCCTGTTATAATAGTTACACACTGACACACTAGGAGCGACACATGCAAGCATTGACAACAGCAGAACTTACAAAGAAGATTCGTTGTAATCTCTTTGCCAAACGCGATACGCTTGACGAGGCCATGGCCTACGCAATGAGCATTTTGAAGAATGATCCTGCGGGCGTAACAGCACTGATGGTAGTGCTGAACACACTAGCAGACGCAATTGAAGTAGCGGAAACACTCAACGAACTGGGAGTTAAATAATGAATGACTTACTTGAAGCGTTTTATTTTACATGGCCTCTTTGGGCGTTCCTCGCAGTACTCAGCGCAAGTTTGTTTGTGGAAGAAGGCATCATAGAGTACTCTAAGCGTAAGTCAGTTGACAACCCTGCGATTCAGTAGTACAATAACTACTTAAACACTTAGGAGCGAACTAAATGATTACAGCAGAACAAGTACAGCAGGGCAAGATCCTCGCTGAGCAGGCATCAATTGCCATGTATGAGCAGATGGGGCGCAAGGATGCGTTCGCATGTGGATTTGCTTGGGTAGACGTCTACGTGGATCGTACTAACTCCGCTCAGGCCAAACAGCTGATCGCCGCTGGATTTAAGAAGGACTACAAGCCCAAATGCTTGAGCTTGTGGAATCCAGGCAATCTCCCAGTCCAGAACGTGGACATCAAAGCCGCTGGCGCTGACGCTATGGCCACTTACTTACAAGCACTGGGCCTTAAAGCCTACGGTTGCTCAAGGTTGGATTAATATGAACACACTATACGAAGTAACATTCAGCATCGAAGGTGGCACTAGTGATCTACAGTATGTGACCACACAGGTCACAGCGTTCATGCCACAAACGGCCAAGGCGCTGGTAGAGGCACAATACGGTCAGAACTGCCGAGTGATCAGCGTGTACGAAGTGAGATAACGATAGCCAAAACATGTTGACTATAACACAGTAGTCTAGTATAATTAATACTTAAACAACTAGGAGCGACAATGGTAGCAAAAGCAAAGCGTGTAGTGACAATGGATATGTTAGCCAAACCCAGCAAAGGTGAAGTACTTAGCCTTGCGCAAGAGCCAGTCCAAAAGGTCATTACGGAGTCAGACGAACAGATCATGGAGCGCCTGCGTGATCGATTCAGCATTCTGGACGACATGACCAAAGCTGTTAAGGCTGGCAAGGTACGTGCTATGATTGTAAGTGGACCGCCTGGTGTAGGCAAGAGTCACGGCGTTGAGACTGTGTTGAGCAAGCACGATCTACTGGCCAATGTGGCACAAGACGAGAAGCTGAAGAAGTACGAAGTGGTCAAGGGTGCTATGAGTGCGCTGGGCCTGTATGCCAAGCTGTTTGCCTACAAAGACGCTAAGAACATTCTAGTGTTTGATGACTGTGACTCAGTACTGTTAGACGACTTGAGCTTGAACATCCTTAAGGCTGCGTTGGACACCAGTGCCAAGCGTATGATCCATTGGAACACGGATAGCCACATGTTGGCACGTGAAGGTGTGCCCAACTCATTCGAGTTTAAAGGTGGCGCTATCTTTATCACCAACATCAAGTTCGACAACGTAAAGAGCAAGAAGCTACGTGATCACTTGGAAGCACTGGAGTCACGCTGCCACTACCTGGATCTAACGATTGATACAGAGCACGAGAAGATGTTGCGTATCAAACAGATCGTAGGCGACGGCATGCTGGACAAGTATGAGCTAGAGGATGCTGACAAGCAGGGCGTTATCGACTTCATTGACACTAACAAGAAGCAGTTGCGTGAGCTGAGCTTGCGTATGGTATTGAAGATAGCAGACCTGCGTGTGTCCTTTCCGGACAAGTGGCAAGCTATGGCCCGTGTTACCTGTATGCGCAACGCATAAGGGTAGGGCAGTACAGAGCAGTAGTTACGCTAGGGCCGCTTGTAACTATAACTATAGCCCTAGAGTATAGGACAGCCAGTAGATTCGCTCCCGAACACTGTCCGAGCTGAGGTCAACCGTAAGGTTCCTTGGTGTTGTGGTCCTGACACATAAATCCGATTCGCTCCCGGTTGTGTCAGGATTTTTTTTGGTTAGGTTTTCAGAACGGTCATCGGTGGCAATCAGAGGTCGGTGGTGAGTGGTGGGGGTCAGGCTATACATATTATTCTTTGTTGTTAATTTACAACAGCGCAAGCAAATTTTCATGGTTTATAGGTGCTAAATCACCAGGCTGAATCTGTAAGTACTTCTCCTTATTTTTTTACGCGAATCTCAGCGCAGAGCGCAGGACCCATTCAGCGTAGCGATGGTCCTCTAAATCACCCCTACCCATTGTATAAGTACTTCCCTAATTTTTTTTGCGCAGGATTTTTTCACAGTACAGAACCCATTTCGAAATAAATATTATCATAACACGGAAATATAACTTTTATGAGAATGTCAGACATTACTAACGAAAACAGTGCGCTAATCAAAGGTGCTCAAATCGGTGCTAAAAACATACCTAAAACAGGTTCTGTTAATCAAACGGCAAAAGATACTGCTACTTTCTTTCAAGGACTTCAACAGGGATTTGCTGAAGCACCCATTAAAAGAGCTGGTTTACTAGCATTACAAGGGCGCACCCAAGAAGCTGAGCAACTCATAAGAAACTCCCTGCGTTCAGCAGATCCAGATAAGCTACAAAAAGTATTGGATTTTATACGTACAGTGAAACCCATACCTAACGCTACCAGTGCTAAATTAGATGCCAGCCCCCAAGTTACTGATTGGTTAAACAACAAGTTTTTGCCATACGTAACGCAATACCTTAAGTAATACTGTAATGCTTGTAATAGCATATGATTGAATATCAAACTGAACTACAGGCTGTCGAAGATATGCATCGCACCAGCCTTAGAATGATCATTGCGCTGGTAGTTATTGGCTTGTTGGCCTATTTCTGTTGGGCGTAAAATCTGCTTGCGACCGCTTTGCAGCTACTTCGTAGCTAGTTGTAAATTTTGCCGCGCTTCGCGATTTGGATATATAATTGACCATGAGACAATACTACATACTCACCCTAGATCCACGTGCAGGAGAGGTTTTTAAGTTTATCATAGATCATAAACTTGCTTGTGAAGTACATCTAAATCGCACACGATTTTGGATAGAAGAAGAAACTAGTGTGCTCACAGAATTTGTACTACGCTTTAGTGATTGTTGCCCATATGTGGATGACACTAAGGATTTATCAACGGGTCTATAACCACTAATTGCTGAACGTGTGTTGACCGCACGATAAGTATGTGTATATTAAGGAATCACTATGAACAATACACGTATGGCAGCAAATGCTAGATTACAACAAATGGAATCGCCTTTAAATCCCGCTATGACCGTGGACTTTAAAGACTTTGTGGGCAAGTTTGAAAATGCGTTTGATCCCGAGTATTGTGCCCATGTGATCAAATACTTTAATCGTATGGATGAACTGGGATTTGGTCGCAGTCGTCAAACTGTAGAAGGTGTTCCTGCTCATTTAAAAGATACTATTGCTTTTAACACAACACGGGCAGTTTCAGCGGGTGCGACTCAACGTGGTGCTCCGCAACAAGGCGTTAATAATATTGGCATTGTGGGCGTTCCCGGAATACAGGACTACTTTCTTGCCATTGTTTGGGCCTGTTATCAAATTTACACAGCCAAGTATAGTGCGCTGGCCACAGAAGAAGCTGAACAGGGCATTTACGAAATTAAGATTCAGAAGACTGAAGTGGGTGGTGGATTCCACGTGTGGCATTGGGAACAAGTTGGGCGTTCAAATACCAGTCGTGTTATGAATGTACAGCTATTTTTGAATGATGTGGAAGAAGGTGGGGAAACTGAGTTCTTGTACTATCCACGTCGTGAAAAGTCTAAGGCGGGTACGCTGTTGATCTATCCGGGTAACTATACGCACACGCACAGAGGTAATCCGCCTATTAGCGGGGAGAAATATCTAATTAATGCGTGGATCGAGTTCTAAGACCAAGTTAATAAAAATAGGGTTTTATAACGGCTTTCTTTGAATGCTACACAGGCCTGTGTATATTCAAGATTAGGATATGTACTGTAGGCCCATGCTGAATAATGGGGTCCGACTCTACTATTAAGCCAATCTTCAAGGGTGAATAAACTGTCTATCCAGTCTCGTTGATTGACTGTGGTCCAAGGCCATGGAACCACGGCTAGGTGTTCAAAAGAGTGTAATTCTGGCAAATAGAAAATACCTGAACGCATAATATTATTTACACGTTACGGGTATTTTTATTATTCTACAGGTCGATCGTAGTACTTGTAGTTAACTGAAGTTTCGTTGGTCTTGTGTACCGTGGCGCCGTTCTTCATGTGAAATCTACGGGCCATTTCTGTTTGGGGACTTAGAGTTACAATACTCTTAATAGTTGGATAGTCTTTTAATAACCATTCTGCGGCCTGTCTAAGTAGAGTTGCGCCCGCTCCCGGACTGTATGACCAAATGGTGTAGAATACTGCTACGTTTTTATCTTTGCCCATACCGATAAGATCTTGTTCATTTTCAGGTATGTCACTGAGCCACTGCATACATGTGGCTGCTAGTACTTCTTCTCCGGCTTTGAGTATTAAAATTTCAGCACAATCATTAATGCGCTGTTCAAGAGGTATGTGAGGTCTTACGGGGTCATCCTTGATGACCCGTGTTAAGGGATCGGTCTGTGAGCGTAGGTGGTAAAGTTCCATGGGTCTTTCTAGGGTGTATTATATACGTACTTATCATTTAGATTAAAAAATGCTTAGATATTGTCTTGAGGAAATTTTCTATCTGGATTATTATAGTACGCGGGGTCTTGCCAATTAACATAGGTGGTATTAAAACTAACTGTGATACGACTGTCACTTTCATTGATAGCAGTTGAGTGCGCAACCCAAGATGGAAATAGAATTAACTGCCCAGTTCGGCAAGGGAATGTTGCTGAATTTTGATTAAAGAAGTTTAGCTTGACTGTGTGTTCAAACATCTTAACTCCTTCAAGCGGACTTTCTAAAGTCAAGCCAACTGAACCTTCATCGGCATGTAGATAAAATGCCGCACTGACCACTGACAGTTCGTGACGGTGTCGTTCCACACGACTACCTTTACCCAGTCGATTCACCCACGAGTTAGTGATAATTGCTGGCTCGCAACCCGCAGTTTCTGTCCAAACATCCACACACTTTTGAAATCTGTTCTTAAGGTTTTCTAAAGTTGGATGGTTAAGTATTTCAGGATTATTAGTAAAGTAACTACTTTCGGGCACTAGTCTGTGCGGAATTAATTTAGCTTCTGCTACTACTTTTTCAAGGGCTTCAAAATCTTCATCCCAATCAAAATCGTATTCGTGTACTAGTGTGGGGAATAGAAGTATTTCTTTCATTGAACTCATTCTTCATCTCCTGGTAGATTGTTTAGTAGCTCACGTAGTTTTGAACTTTCTACTTGTGCTTTAATCTTTGGAATTGGAGCAAGGGTAGTGGGATCAATTTCACCTGTGTCTGGATTAACTGTTTGTCGCTGTTTGATTGAGTTTAGTAATGAACTGCCCGCGCTTTGACTGTTATGGTTGCCATAACTATCTTCTTCTGCTAGACTGCTAATACGCAGACTGTCAATGTTAAACTCCAGATCAATCTTCATGCCCACACCACTACTACTACGAGTTTTCATCAGCTGTATTTGATAGCGACCACGCTCACGCATAGCACGGCTAGTAAAGATACCAAACACGTTATCAGCAGTTTGGATCTTACTCAAACCACCACTAATGTGACTGTGATCAAACTCAACTTCTTCAACGGCACCACGGTTCAACTGTGCCGCAGTAACAAACACACAGTTCTTTTCAACTGCTAGGTTACGCAATTCTTCTGATACATACTTGTCTTTAATAAACAAGTCTGCGGGACTAATCTTCTTGGATATTGGCATTAACAAGTCCAGATAGTCTACCAGCAGTACGTCTACTTTACGGCCCATCTTGATTTCATACTCTTTTAGGTAACTGCGAATGTCATTGCTGGTCTTGCCACTTGGCATGTATTTGACTTGGAATTGACCGCTTTTCTTCCCGATCATCTTAACCTTCATTTCCACGTCATCTAGGTTTTTGAACACTTCTCGAGTGGGAATACCAGTCAGCATGGAGTCTACACGCATGGAAACTAGCTCCTCTGAGAGCTCTAAAGTCAAATAGACCACATTAAGGCCTTGCAGTGCCCAGTTACACCCTAAGTTGGCTAAAAAGAGTGATTTACCTGCGCCCGAGCCACCTGCGAATATATTAAGCTCTCCGCGGTTAAATCCGCCAAACAGGATCTTATCTAGGTTATCCCAACCTGTACTTACTTGTCCGTTCTTGTCTTTGATCTTTAACAGGCGTGCTCGCGGATCATGGAAGTAATCAGTACCCATGTCCTTTTGTAGGCCCACTTGTACAGCCTTCTTAATCATGTCCTCTACTGGACCGTACTCGCCCTTTTCTAATAGATCCGCACTTTCAAGAATAGCTTTCTCAAGTCCTTTATGACGGATGAATGTTTCAAAGTCGTTTAGCAACCAATCAAAGTGTTCATCTCTAAGATCAGGTGTATGTTTAAAATCTGAGTTTGTTGCCGCATTAACGATCTCAATCGTGGGCATTACGTTATGTTCTTCTACATACTCATGTAGGAATTCTGCGCTGGTCTGTAGCTTACGATCAAATAAGGTGCTGTCAAAAATGCTTTGGCAACGCACAAATGTTGCGGCATCTGCCAGCATCATTTCTAAGTATAGTTTCTGGATGTCATATCCGTAGTCTGTGTTTTGTTTCATTTTTTTATTATACGCTCTTTATACTTTTATTTCAATGTGTTTGACAGGATCCCACTTGTAATTCCATTCACGCTGTTGTGTATGATATAATACTGCGCCAATGCTACTAGTCGGATCTCCGGGATTTGGCAAGGACCAAATGTGTTTCCACATGGGCTCTACAACCGTTTTGTTTGTTTTACTATTCATGGCACAGCCGCCCATATAAACCAAACAGTCAGCATTGGTTAATTCTTTAGCCTTTTTCATTACGCCGTATACCTGCTCAGTGAACACTGTCTGTACGGCCGCGGCAATGTCGCATTGATCACTGAGATTATTAATTGAGTGTGGCCAATCTTGAATACCTCTATGCATATTTTTACCAGCGTTGACTAAGGTATCCATATATGTTAATACATCATAATAGTACCGCATGGGATCGCCCTGATCGCTCATTTGCTGTAACAAAAATTCTTGTTTGATTGGCTCAAGCCCTACTAGTTTAGTAAATGCTGAATAGAATAATCCTAAACTATGTGGATAACTTCTGCTCCACACTTTCTTCATTTCGCCATGAACGCAATTCCAAATTGTAGCACATTCAAACTCACCGATAGCATCAAGGACGACAACAGCACAGTGATTAAAAGGGCTGGTATAATAACCCGCCGCCGCGTGACTAGCATGGTGTGGAGTGTATGTAACTGGCGCATAATGTAAACTCCAATCTTTTAGTTTTTTCTTTGGTAATACTGACAAGTCTAATGCTGTAGTGTATTGTCCGGCATAGACTTGTCTTGCTTTTTTAATCCACGGACGTTCATACCAAAATATTCTTTGCGGTGCGCCGTTGTCTAGTTCTTTGCGAATAAAAGTTCTCGGAAGCTCGTCTTCTGTACTAGACTGTAAACTTAATAATTTACCGTCTTTAAATACAGCAAGACTGCTGCCGTGATTGAGTGCGTTTATACCCCAGTGTATCATTTGTAAATAAATGGGTCGCGCTTTCGGAGTTCAGCAATTCTGCGTTTGAACTCTTTACGTGCTTTATACCATCTCCATGGATTACGTAAAAAATTAAGAATTTCGTTCATGTTATATCCTTAAACCATTTCTTTGCCCTAAGCTGAATCTTAAGACTGTTTGATTCCTTTGCTTCAACTATTAACCATAGTGTAGCAAGTCTACCTAACTTAACTACCGCATCATTAACGTCTTTTATACCGTCCGGCCAATCAGGCATGCTTACTGACCATCCAAATTCTAATGCTTGCTCAACTGTTACTGCTCCAGCAATATCTCTGTCTGGTACCAATACAATTTCTCTACCTAGTTGTTTTAGCAACCAGTTTTGGCTGTCTTTAATTTCAGCGCCAAGTAACGCACACGCATCAATACTTATCGCATCAAACGGACCTTCACAAACAATTACGAATTCTCTATCGTCTGTTTGCCTGTCTAAATTAAACACATATCCGGGTTGTTGTTCGCTTAGATATTTAGGTTTAGCATCATTAATAGCACGAGCAGTCCATCCTACAATCTCACCTTTGTATAGAAAAGGCATAATGACTCTATTGCTAAACCCAATCTTTGGAGTCCAGTAAAACGGATAATCTTCGAGATATAAATTACGCTGTGCCAAGTACTCTAGAACTGGAAATAACTTATCAGGGATGTTGGCTACACTTGAAATAGGTACAGTATCTTCTGGTAATGCCCGGACATCAAACTTAGGTATGACGCTTTGTATTTGCGTATTTGAATTATCATTAAGACGTAGTGCTTCAAGTCTTAGTTGACTAATCATGTCGTCACTCATGTTGAGTAATCGCATGAACTTGTTCATTTTTTGGCTGATTGTCCTACCAGGTTGCCAACTACATTTAAATTGGCAATTAAAACAATGATAACTTACCGCATCGCCGCCGTTAATAATGAACCCGCCACGTTGCCGTTTGTCGTCACAGCAGGGCGCATTAAAACTGATCCATCCACTTGGGGTATGTTTTCGTTTTGTAGGTAAGTGTGCTAGGAGAGTGTCAGCTATGAGGCTCATAGCTTATTATACTACTCTACAGTTACTTTGTCAACAGTTCCGGTTGGAGTTAGTGGGTCGTCGCCTTGAAAACTTACTCGAAAATATGCGAAGTCCCCAACAGGTAATGTTACTTCGAACACAGTGCCTAAATTGTTTGCGTCATAAGTAAATTCTACTAATTTAGATGCCTTAAGGAATGAGTTAACACTGATTGTGTTGTTCTTAGTTCCTTCAATCCAAACACTGCCAATAAATCCAGTCATATTTACAGTAAATGTTAATTCTGTAGTAGCAACGGCTTCGTAAAATTTTGTAGGCATTACACTAAAGTGATTTATAACATTGCCGTTTAAATCAATTTCCCCAGTAAATGTATCATACACCTTGGGATCACGGAATATTGGCATTGCGTTCCCGATTACTTCAATTGTGCCAACTACCCCAAATCTACTATCAGCGTATAAAGGAATTGTATTGCCGTCTTTTAATCCAGTCACACTATAATGTAAAAACTGCTGATCTAACTCATTCAAATCATCGAATGGGATTACTACTGTAGCAATACCTTTAAGCGTAGCATGTGGTGTAATTGTATATGGACTATTTGGTAACTCATTACCCGACGCATCCATAACATTCATTTCAAGTTGTGTAATCACAGGGCTAGTTAATAGCTCAATGCGTTTCTGGTCGGCATTTTTAATGTCGAACTCTATGACGTTATCTACGCCTTGATATATTTTTACTGTTCTCTGATACACGTTTGTATACTCCGTAGTGAATCCTGCCAGATCGGCTAATAGCTGTACTCTATTTGGATATAAATAACTTGATATTTTTTGCATCTCGCAGGACCTTTATATACTATTTATGGCAAAACTAAGAGACAACATAGAACAAAACCTACCCTTTATTAGTGTCATTAACTACGGCACAGAAGAATACGTGGGCATTATTATTAATCAAGATCAGTTTGTTACTAGTTTCTACGATCTTAACGCCATTAAAACACCCGAAGAAAAAACACTCTTTTTAGAAATTGGTGAAGTTTGGTGGTGGGAATCAAACAGACAATTTCCTATTAACATCTTTTGTAGAGAACAAATTTACCCATTTCATTATGCTGTTAAAACATTTAATAGTAAAGATGTTAGGGTGTTGTTAGGACCAGTTGTAAATTTAATGAATTTAACTCTCAAACGAGTTAAGCGAAAATCAGTTCAACTAGTTCGTAAAACGAGATAACGATTTATCAAATTCTGCTTTAGTTTGATATGCCGGAGTTAATGCTGGATTCCAGTCTATAAATTCTCCTCGCAATCGTCCTTTCATGTGTTCAAGTACCCAATCGTTAGTTTTAGGTGAAAAGTGATTGCTCCTGGGATCGTCCCATGGTTCTGCTCCTCGACTTAGATACCACAGTTTTGTTTCATTACTGTCGATGTCTGATAACACCCAATTATATTCTGAATCAAACCCACAATCGTGGAACGCTGGTACAATTATTGCGTCTGGTCTAATATTTCGTATATAACTAACAGATGCTAAGTGGGCATCTTTTTTATATTGCTCTGATGGATATGAAATGTATACTAGATAATCTAATATTATTTTACCTAAATTATTTTCAAGATTAAAATTTTTCATTGCCCACTCAGTTCGATGGATATTAGGAAAATGAGTTACTTCTACAGAGTTGCCTGTTTTTTTATGGATAGCACGAACTGGGATAGATACTCTATGAAGATTAGTTACTACAAAAATAATTTTTTCATACTTTTCGTGATGTTCTAAAAATTGTCTAAAATTATATTCTTGGCTAGAGCCGGCGCCGGCATGAACACTGCACTCACCGTTGTACTCTTTGTGCAATTTATACGACCACCCAGTAGCATACCCGGGAAATCCTGGGCCTTTTATTTCAGCATAGCTATCGCCAAAAATTCCTAATTTTTTCATATTAGTTGTTCACAAATTAAATTCATTTGAATTACAATAACGTGAGCATAGGCAATAGCATGTGCCTTCTTGAAGTAATACTCATCGTTTTCTGGTTTGGTCCAAATCTCTGTCATCACGGTCGTCCAATCTTTCCCAATCAGATAACGTTTCGCTGGTCGAATCATTGCTAGTATCGCTGCCAACTGCTCTATAGTGTTTGGCGCCATCTGTCTTAGAATAGAACCATGCCCATTCACGTGGAACAAATTGTTCACGAAGTCGTCTTCCAAGAGTAAATCCCATAGTGGTTCAGTCCTCATTAATGTTAGTAAATGCTGTCTGTCCTTAACGCCATCGTAAACATTTACGTTAAGGAAGTCTATCTTAAAATACCCGCGATCTTCTGCTTCTTTGTAATCAATAGTACTTAGTCCTGTAATCGGATTGTACGGCACAGAAGTACAATACACCCCGGTATTGTGCTTTTTAAAAGTGCCATTGTCGTTAATAGTAGCCGTAACATGTTTAAAAACTTCTAAGGCTTTTGTACGATCAGCAAAGTCGATATCAATATCTGGCATTATATATTTGACTCCTTAACAACCTGTTTAACTAAATCAGTATCGGATGCTAGTCTTTTAAATTTGTTTAACCAAAAAGGTACATCCATAATAACATTAATAGCATTTAATTGTTCGTCGTTAAATTTCTTTAACATTTCTTTGCCTGAGCTAGAATTTAATACTAGCCAAGGACTTATTTTTCCATCTTTAATGTCATAACAGGCGCGACTTAAACTAACATAGTGGAAGTAATGATTCCACACTGCGTTGTTAGATTCGCCCCAGGCCATCATATGGCTTATGCTACGTTCTAACGCAGTTTCTACTGTTTCTTTTTTAATAAGATCAATAACGTATTGATCATATAATTCATCTCGACACCAATGATCTAGTTTAACATTACTAGTAACCACGTAATCCATAAACCTGTCAGGGTATAATGGGTTAACGTTACTAACAAAGCTACCAAACTTAACGAAAGCGTTGTAGTAAGGGCTTCTCGCAAATTCATCGTACGTTTTATCATGTTTGCTGTTTTGTGTTTTTCTATAAAATCTATTGTAAGTATCATATCCCAGCACAACATGTTTTTCTGTTCGTGCTAATGCCCTACGCTTCTGTTCACATACATGAACAGCCAGTGTCTTTTCTTTAGTAAACCCACTACTACAGTATTGACAAATGTAAGGTTTGGTATTTTCAACAAACTTCATCATTTTAATTTTTTAGCAATAGTTGCGTCATCTATGCCGTATTTCTTGGCAAGTTCTTTAATTTCTTTGTCGGACGTCATTTCCGCCATTAGTTCAAGTTCATCCATTTTACGATTAGGATATAACTCTGTTAGAAACTTTAATCGTTTGCTGCCTGTGCCTGTTTTCTTTTTATTGCCTAACCATTGATGGAAAAACACAGTTTCTCCATTGTAACTACACATACATAGTAGCATCCATAATAGTTTAGGATGTTTTTGTAAAGTATTCCAATGCTTGTTAAAATATTCATTAACAGTTAATACAAAATGTTCTTGTACTTCACGTTTAGAACTTTGGACATTACTAATATACCGATTGAGAATAAAGAATTCTTGTTTGAGAGACTTTTGTTGATCGCCATCCATTGCGTCCCATAACTCACGGACATTCTGATCAACTGCCGCTAGCTTTTCTTTTAGTTCAATCTTTTCGCTCATACTTTGTCCTTGGATAATTTGTATATCATTATAGCACGATCCAGGGCTTTTTGTAAAGTCGCATTGGTACGTGCTTCTCGCCGAATTTCGCCCCACAGTTTGTCATCCATTAAATGATCGTGTAACGGTCTACCGTCACTGGTCCGTGGGTCGTATTCCCAACCAACTTCTACTCTAGTACTTGGGTCCGACCCACGCTCACGGGCGTAAACAGTTCCTTTATCACGCTCATAAATGTAGGTTACGCCGGGTTTAAGATTGCCCATTTTTTAGTATTTCCTGAACTACTTCTTCTTTTGGCAATAGCCTAGCATCAAATGCTAATACTGTTCTAGAACCAGTTCCTTTCCACGGATAAACAGTATGTGGCAAGTAACTTGGGAATACAATAACTGTACCCGGAGTTGGGGTATACTTCCAAGTGTCGGTCATAACAAACTTATTTACATCTCGAGTTTGTGGAAGCCTAAACAATAATTGGCTGTCTGACGGTTCACATCCATCAGGTAGTTCTGGAGCACTAAGATAGATGTTTCCACTAATTGATCCACCTGGATGACTATGCATCTCTTGATAATCGCCCTCTGTCTGGCGAATAGTCCAAATACTTGTTACTACTGGTTTACACAATTTTAAATCATCAGTACCTGATTGTTGAGTAACTACTTCCATGTAACCTTGGCACAGTGTTTCTAAATATTTAACTAGCCACGTAACATCAAGTTCTAACTTATTAGGATACACTTGAATTTGCTGGCCTCCACGAATACTAATTAATGGATTGTCAGCATCATTTAATTCTTTATGAGAATGTAACGTCTCTGTTAAATTAAAAATTTGACTAAATTCAACTGGCGGAACATTATCTATTGCTAAAATAACAGGTTGAAAATATGCGAGTTTTAATGCCATAATTATTCCTTATAAAATTTTATCTAATTGTATAATTTCGCTTTGGCGACTAATTTCTTTTACAAAATAAGCACAGTTGGG